CACCACACCCGCAAAGAATTAGAAGAAGCTGGCTTTGGATGGGTGTTTGATTGTGAGGGTATTGAAGTAAAGGAAGTGAAAGAATGATTCAAAGATATAGAGCATGGCATAAGATGTTTAAAGAAATTGGACAAGTTAAACGGATAAGATTTGATGATGATGGGAACGTGAGCACTGTCTTGTTTAAAGGCAAAGACTTTGGAGCTAATGCACATGTTGACGAAATAGAACTCATGCAATCAACAGGCCTTAAAGATAAGAATGGCAAAGAAATCTTTGAGGGGGATATCATCCGAACAAGTGCTTATGGCTGTATCGTAAGTTTTGGGGAATATACCTATTTTGAAGATGACGACACACAAACCACCGAAATTGGCTTTTACTTGTCATTTCTGAACGTCAAACCAGCAACTTATGCGCCGTTTGAAAAATTCTATTGGGATAATTGCGAAGTGATAGGAAATATCCACGAAAACGAGCTAGACTTGATAATGTATGAGGCTTATAAATACAACAAAGAAACGAGCGATGAGGTGGAGTGATGTTTGTTATTTTTAAAAATAATTTAGAGGAGCGTATTATAAACACTAATCTAATAAATTCAATCTTTCGAGATGAAGATCAAAAAGAACCATACTTTCGTGTCGAATATTTCGGAGGTAGGTTCGAATTTCATTCGATGGAATGGAATGGTTTTTTTAGATGCACGCCAACGCTAGATGATGTCGAGCTTGCGTTAATGGAATTTGAATAAATGAAAAAAAGGGGTAGATAATGGACCTATTAACTGTTATATTTGGCCTTTTGTCGATTGCGTGGCTGGGAGGCCTCGCGGTGATTGGCTTCTATATGTGGAAAGAAGGACGAGAAGATGACGAATAATGTAAAACTGTTTTTCGCAAATATCGTTTTTGTGCTTCTAGTACTCTTTGGAGTTTGCGTTAACTTAAACTCACGAGTTAAGACACTCGAGACGAGTAACGAATATTTACAAAAGGTGATTCAGTCTAAAAATGATGAACTGGAGAAGATCAAAGAAAAAAACACGATGCAAGACGTGATTATAAACAAATTGAACAATGATTATAACTCACGTATGGCACAGGAATTGCAAGATGTTGCCAATAGAAATGGGGTTGGAGGATGATTAAAGCGAAACTATTTAAAAGTCAGGTCATTCAAGGGAAATGGAAGGATGCTGCCGAACAGTTTGAAGATTTCATTAACAGTAATCTTATTAGTAATGTGATTGAGATTGAAGTAGTAAAACAACTAAAGAATTTTAAAGCGGAAGGATCGTACACAGAGGTTATTGAAATACTACTCATCTATCGTGAGGGTGACGAATGAACATAGCAAGTAGACTATCTGCATTAAAGTATATTGATATCAAAATCAAATCGAAACGGCAGGAGATCGAAAACCTCAAGTCTGCTATTCTAAAGGGGCAGGTCTATTCGGATGAGCCAAAGGGTAGTAAGCGTGGGAATGCCACGGAAGATTTAAATATTAAAATCATTGACGGGGCAGAGAAGATCCGTGCTGAGATTAACCAGCTTATGGAAGAACGCACGCGCCTTATTAATGCCATCGAGGATTTAGACGACCCGTTGGAGAATATCGTGTTGAGATTAATGTACGTTAATGGCTACTCATGGCAAGAAACCAGAAGAGAATTGAACTGTTCTCATGCTACAATCCAAAGAGCAAGAACGAAAGCGATTGAGCATTTAAAAATTGAACCAAACGTTAACAAATGATACACACAAGCTGATAATATAGTATACAGAAAGAAATTCGTAAGGCAGCAGAAACGTTCACAAGCCTACTTGTATTTTGTCTCCTTATTTTTAGTACCGATTGATCTGCATTAGCTTGCGGATCTCTTTTGTTATTTTAAAAGGTGATAATATGAGACCACAGAAGTTAACGATGTCAAGAGGTAAGCGAGTCTTATCTGACTATGGTTCAAGGCAAGACGAATACGCTGAATACAATCGTATGCGATGGAAGTACGATAGAGAAGTCAAAGCGTTTTATAATTCAAAAGAGTGGAAAGCATTATCTCAATTGGTTCTACTTGAGAATGATTATGTATGTGAATATTGTGGAGACGAAGCAACGATGAGTGATCATGTGATTCCATTGAAAGCAGATTGGAACAGAAGATTGGATAGAACAAACTTAAAAGCAAGTTGCAAAAGATGCAATGATAAGAGAGCAATTCTCTATCGTAACAATCTGTTGTGATTGTCAATGGTGTCAACCGACCGATGCGGACGGACGGGACTAGGCGAACAAGCACGGATGGAATTAAAAATAATGTTCGGAATTTACCCCCACTATTTTATTAACGGGGCTATATTGTTCGTGAATCAAAGGACGCGGCCTCTTTTGCACGAAAAATTCCGTTTTTAAAAAGTCACTTGAGTAAAGGAGGTGTCAATATGGGACGAAAAATGAAGCTGGTAGCAACTACTAAAAGTCATTTGACGAAAGAAGAGAAGATCGCACGTAAGAAGATTGAGGACAAGGCTTCTGATGGTTTGGAAGCATTGCAAATCACACCACCAAAACACTTTGATGCGATCGCTAAAGCAGAATACAAGCGTGTGATCAATGACCTCAGAAAACTACCCCTCAGAAATCTTGATCGAGCGATTTTAGAGACCTATTGTACTTGGTATGCGGTCTATAAAGAAATCTCTCGCGGATTGCAGAAGGAAGGGTACGTATACGAGACTAGTAGTGGTAAAGTTTTACCAAACAAAATGCTATACAGCCTGGAACGTGCGACTACAAATTTAACGCGGGCAGCATCACAACTTGGTTTGACCGTGGACAGTCGAATGAAATTGTATGTGCCACAAGTGGAAGAAAAGAAAACAAGTATATTTGATAAATTTGGCGGATAAAGCTATTTCTTAATGAAATGGCTTTTTATTTTAGGCTGTTGGTGTAGTGGCAACACGGCAAGTTCCAACCTTGCAGTCGTGGGTTCGATTCCTACACGGTCTGTATTTTGTCAGAAAGGAGGATTGAAACAATCGTAGATAAGAAATATCAAGACGTAGCATACAGATACGCTAAGGATGTTGTCGATGGAAAACGTATTGTCAGCAAGAAAGTTTATAAAGCGTGCTTGCGACACTTGCGAGATTTGGAAAATATTCCCAACAGCGACTACGACTACTTTCCAGACATGGCGCAGAACCCGATTGATTTCATTGAAATCCTCCCCGATGTCAAAACTGGCAAGCCTTATCCGCTAGCTGAATTTCAGAAATTTATCATTGCTAGTCTGTACGGCTGGCGCAGAAAATCAGATAAGACTATCAGACGTTTTAGAAAGGCTTTGATCTCGCTTGCTCGTAAGAATGGTAAGACTATTCTTGTGGCTGGTGTTGTGCTTTATGAATTTCTCTTTGGTCGTAATCCAGCGATGTCCAGGCAGCTATTCTGTACAGCTAATAATAAAGAACAAGCGAAGATAGCTTTTACTATGACACGAAAACAGTTAGATGCTTTGAGGGCACAAGATGAAGATGTGCGCAAGGCTACTAAACGAGTGCGTGAGGAACTAAGAAATCTGATAGATGAATCCTATATACGACCACTTTCCAAGGATACGGGGGCAGTTGATGGATTTGAACCGTATGTCGGTGTGTTAGATGAGTTTGCAGCATCGAAAACAAATGAGATGATCGAACTCCTCGAATCTGGGCAAGGTCAGTTAGATAATCCATTGATTTTGATTATTTCAACCGCTGGATTTGATTTGAATGTACCGATGCACACAATCGAATATCCATACATTGAACGGATTTTAAATGATGAGATCACGGATGATGGCTACTTTGCATTTATCGCAGAGCAAGATGATGAAGAAGAGATCAAAGATGAAGCCAACTGGATAAAATCAAACCCTATTTTAGAAGTCCCAGCATTGCATGATAAGATGATGAGTTATCTCAGAAAACGTAGGAAAGTATCTCTTGAGACTGGCACGGTAAATGAGGTGTTAGTTAAAAACTTTAATATGTGGCGACAATCATCTGAAAGCTCATACATGGATAAATCAAGTTGGCAACAGGCTAAACTTGATGAAAAACCAAACACACGCAAACGTAGAGTTTGGGTTGGTGTGGATGTAGGGAAGGTTAACGACTTATTCGCTATCTCCACCATGGCCCAGATGGATGACTATTGGTTTTGTGATAGTTTCTCCTTTGTGGCTACTAAATACGGTTTGGTGGCCAAAGAAAAGCGTGACGGTGTGTCCTATACGAATTTAGAGCGTATGGGCGAATGTGAGATCACAACTCTCGAAAGTGGTGTGATCGATGATGAGCGTGTCCTTGAGAAGTTGGAAGAAATGATTTATATGAACGAGTGGGAGTTACAAGCAATATGCTTCGACCCGTACCAGTTTAGTTCATTGATCGCAATGATTGAGAAACGACATCCAGAATGGCCACTAATCGAAGTCAGACAGAATACGATGGTTTTGAATATGCCTACCAGACAACTGAGAGATGAAGTCTTAAAAGGCACAATCAAGCACGCTGGTAATCAACTTCTTACAATGGCTATTAATAATGCGCGTGTCAAGGTCGATAATAACGGTATGCGTATTGATAAAGATAAAAACAGTAATAAAATCGACCCATTGGACGCTCTATTAGATGCTTATGCAGTGTGTTACCTCGAACCATTTGACGGTTCTGGTTACTGGACAAATGAAAAAATTCTGGGAGGAGGTAGCCTATTTTGATTTTACTGAAATATATACACACAATCCTATTGCTTATTGGCATAGGATTTTTAATTTACGGTTTATTTTTGGTCAATCCAATAGTTGGATTTATTTCAACTGGATTGATCTTGATAATTTTAGCAATCTATATTGATCGAGGAGGTGAGATTATATGAGTTTCTTTCAACCATTGGGATCATCTAAGCCCTCTTATGATGATTACATTTCTTCCGTATTATCTGGCAACTACTCCCCAGAATACACGGGAATTTCTGCGTTAAAGAATAGCGATATTCTGACAGCAGTCACCATCATCGCTGGAGACATCGCACGATTTCCACTATTGAAGAAAGATTTTACTGGGAATATCGAACAAGATGCAGATTTGAACTATCTCTTAAATGTTAAATCGACTGGTAACGTGTCAGCACGAACGTGGAAGTTTGCAATGACCGTTAACGCGATTTTAACAGGTAATTCATTCTCACGTATTCTACGTGATCCCAAAACTGGCAAGGCACTTCAATTCCAATTCTACAGGCCCTCAGAAACGACCGTAGAAGAGACGGACGATCACAGGCTAATATATACCTTTCGTGACCGTTTAACTGGCACAGAAGTCAAATGTGAGGCTTCTGATGTTATCCATTGGAAGTTTTTTAGTCATGACACCATTTTAGGACGGTCTCCATTGCTATCGCTTGGTAGTGAGATCAGTTTGCAAGATGGCGGACTGAATACCTTAATTAAATTCTTCCGTGATGGCTTCTCTAGTGGAATTATTAAATTAAAAGGCGCTCAGTTAAACGGTGAAGCCCGCAAAAAGGCCCGTATGGACTTTGAGAAGATGCGTGAGGGTTCGACTGGTGGCAGTCCTTTAGTATTTGACGATACACAAGAGTACACACCATTAGAAATTGATACGAATGTTTTGCAGTTGATTACATCTAATAACTTTACAACTGCTCAAATTGCAAAAGCCTTGCGAGTGCCAAGTTATAAGTTGGGTGTGAATAGCCCTAACCAGTCCGTGGATCAGTTGGCGAAAGACTACGTTACTAACGACTTGCCATTCTATTTTGACGCAATCACTAGCGAACTTGCTCTTAAAGTGCTGGGTGATGAAGAACGCAAGCTATTTAAGATCGACTTTGATACTCGAAGCGTGACAGGTCGTAACGTAGACGAAATCACGAAGTTGATTATCAACCAAGTCATCACTCCCAACGAAGGGCGCGTGGAACTTGGTAAAGAGCGTTCGTCTGATCCTAACATGGATCGTTACCAATCCAGCTTGAACTACGTCTTTTTGGATAAGAAAGAAGAGTATCAAGCAATGAAAGGGGGTGAGAATGAAAATGGCAAAGAGAATCAAGATGAAAGGACCACTAATTCCGAATAATAGCCAAGAAGCTTACGACTACTTTGGCTTGGAAGCGGTAAGTGCTAAATCTATCACAGATTCCTTCCCAGAAGACAATGGTGACATCATTTTGGAAGTTAATTCCAACGGTGGTCTTGTTACAGTTGGTAGTGAAATCTATACCGCTTTAAAAAGTTATTCTGGGGATGTAACTGTAGAAGTAACTGGAATGGCTGCGAGTGCTGCAAGTGTAGCAATAATGGGTGCTGATAGAGTGCTTATCAGTCCAACAGCCCAGATTATGATCCACAAGGCACTTTATGGATACGTATCTGGAAATAGCGATGATTTGGATAAAGCTTCTAATGCACTAAAATCAAGCGATCAAGCTATTATCAACGCTTATGTAGCTAAAACTGGTCTATCAGAAGAAGAAATTCTTGACATGATGAGAAATGAAACTTATATGTCAGCTAGTGAAGCGGTTGATAAGGGTTTTGCGGACGAAGTGATGTCCTTTGATGATGTTGGAGCAGTAGCAAGCCTTGAAAATGGATTGTTACCACAAGCGGTTATTGATGATTTTTACGCTAACCGTAGCAAGCGTAAGTCAGAAATTCAAAATATGCTACGAGAAGTAGAAAAAGAAGAATTACTCAGAGGGCTTTAAGCCCTTTTTTAAATACCGAAAGGAGAAATAAAGGTATGTTTAAAGAGAAAATGGAACAGATTAAAGCGCTAATTGCAAAAGTTGGTGCAGAAATCACTGCTAAGACAGAAGAATTGAAATCTGCCTTAAATACTGAAGATCTTGAAAAAGCGCGTGCAATTCGTAAAGATATTGACGCTTTGAAATCACAAAAAGAAGAAGCTAAAAACGACTTGAAGTCTTACGAGCTTGCAGAAGCTGGCAACGCTGAAAGCAAAGCTGGTAAAGCTCATAAAGTAAAAGCAGAAACTAAATCTTACCGTGAAGCAGTAAATGAGTACATCCGTACTAAAGGTGCAAAAGCTGATGCGCAGTTGAAACTTGAAGGCAAAGACCTTCTCATTCCAATGAACGTAGCAGTGGATCCTACTACTGATGGATTAAAGAAAGCTGGAACTGAAAAAGTAACTAGCAAAGAAATCGTTACGACTCCAATGCGTGAAGTTAAGACAGTTGTTGATCTTAAACAATTCGCAACAATCCACAAAGCATCTAAAGGTGAAGGCTCTTACCCAATCTTGAAGAAAGCTACATCTAAGATGGCAAGTGTGGAAGAACTGGAAAAGAACCCAGCTCTTGCTAAACCGGAATTTACAGGAGTTGACTGGAAAGTTAAGACTTACCGTGGTGCAATTCCATTGTCTCAAGAAGCTATTGACGATGCAGATGTTGACCTTTTGGCAATTGTTGCAGAAGCAGCACAACAAATCAAAGTCAATACTACTAACGATGCTATCGCTACTGTATTGAAAGATTTTGAAGCGAAAAGCGCTGCGAACCTTGATGAAATCAAGCACATCTTAAACAAAGATCTTGATCCAGCTTACAACGTATCATTTGTAGTTTCTCAAAGTTTCTACCAAAAACTTGATACTTTGAAAGATAAGAATGACCGTTACCTTCTTCAAGATTCAATCACATCTGCATCTGGTAAAGCGTTCCTTGGTCATCCAGTATTTGTAGTTTCTGACACAACACTTGGTGCTGACGGTGAAGCTCATGCATTTATCGGTGATATCCAACGCGCTGTACTCTTTGCAGATCGTCAAGAATTGGGTCTTCGCTGGACTGATAACGAAATCTATGGTCAATACTTGCAAGCAGTAGTACGTTTTGATGTTAAGAAAGCTGATGCGAAAGCTGGTTACTTCGTAACTATGCCCTAATGCTCCCCTTATTTCAGGGGGATCTCCTGCTAGTGCTACACCTTTAGCGGTGCCAACCGCAAGTAGCACCAAAGCCGACATCATGGCTTATCTCGATAGCAAAGGAATCTCTTACAACTCATCACAAACCAAAGAGCAATTGCTTGCATTGATTGGAGCGTGATGATATGGCTGTAACGGATTTAGAAGATGTAAAACTATACTGTAAGATCGATTTTGACTTTGAGGATCAAATGCTTGAAGAAATGATTGATGCTGCAGAAGATGAAATCTGTTTTGCTATTGGAAATGATGTAACTCCTCATGATTTAGCAAAATACGCTAAGTTTACTCTTGCAGTTAAAAAGCAAGTCAAGGAGGAATACGAACATCGCGGCTTATCTGCTGACACAGAACGTCACGGACTAGCGAACGGTGTACTTAATATTATCCATCAACTACGCACACGGAGGGAACTCGATGATAACAAGAGAAATGAATCAAAGAGTAACATTCTTCCGTGAAGTCGGAGGTCAGAACGAAGATGGAGAGGTTATCTCTCCAATTCGTGAAAACCTCTATACTTGCTGGACAGAGGTCGCTAAGACTTCCTTAAAAGACTTTCAAGAGGTGGCAAACCAAACTGCTAACAAGAAAGCAAAAGGAATCGTTTCTTCGAGTGAATTGAAAACCTTGTACGTCCGACATCATCCGAGACGGCCATTTGATAGCTCTGATCATGTCGAATTTAATGGATTTGAATATGACATCGTGTCTATCGATGTGGACGAATCATCATTTGATATGGATAAGATCAGTATCAAGAGGCGGACATGACAAAAGGAATAGATCAAATATTGTCACGTCTGACAGAACTACAAGCGAAGGCTCCAAAGGCTGCACGTTTGGCAGTAAAAGAAGCAGCAGACGAGACGGAGCAGATCCTTAAAAAGAACACTCCAGTTTATTATATCTTGGATAATGTCCACGCTAAAGATGATACAAGAGTGTCCAGTTTTAAAGGTGGCGACCATGGTTTGATCTCGAAAGATATTGGCTATGGTCGTGCTACTGGATGGCGGATACACTTCCCCGATGATGGTACAAAATACCAAAAAGGGCAAGGATTCGAAGAAAAAACAATAAACGAAGCAACACCAATTGTTAAGGAAATATACGCTACTAAAGTAAAGGAGGGATTGGGATTGTGACAATAGAAACAATAGCTTATAAGTTATTAAGCAATAGCGAAGAATTGAACAACTTACTCGATAAGCTACGAGGTAAGAAGTTTGGTCTTGGATTTAAACAAGGCATCTTTACCTACGACATCCCAGAGCGCCCTACTAATGCGCTAAGTAAAGATTTAGCGCCCTTTATGCGTATTTATCCAACGTATGAGAATGATGTTGAGTTTGCGGACGATAAAGCCATATCAACTGAACACAGGATCACAATAAATTATTGGTGCGTGAATGCCAAGCAGTCCGAACAGATTGCTGAATTGATGGATAAGATTTTAGAAAGTAATGGTTTTGACCGTTACACAACAAACGAATTGCCAAGATATAGAGATAACGATATTGACTTACTAGTAAACGTAAGAAAGTATCGTTTTTTTGATTGGCAATTAGAAAAATTAAGAAACGAGGAATAATGAATGTCAAAAGTTAAATTTGGTCTCCGTGGATTCGAATTCGGAGAAGTAACTGAAAACAACACAGTGCCTACAACAATGAAGTTGACTGGTATGAAGTCCGCTAAAATTGAAATTACAAACGAACTCGTAACGATCGCTGCTGATGATGGTCCATACGTAGTATTGTCTTCTGGTATCACAGGTACACAATTGGAAATTTCTGTACTTGATCTTCCAACTGAAGCACGTAAAGTGTTGTACGGAATCGAAGTTAAAGACGGTATGGAAGTGTATAACAAGAACCTCACACCTAAAGACGTGGCTTGCTGCTTCCGTACATCTACAGAAGATGGAAAAGCTATCTGGATCGGTCTCCTTAAAGGTAAATTCTCACTTCCAGGCATGGAAACTGAAACTAAAGATGGTGCGCCATCTCCTAAAGAAGACGCTGTTACAGGTAACTTTGTGGCTCGTGGCGATGTTGAAACTGGCGATGTAATGATCATTGCTCGCGAAGATAACCAAGCGTTTAATTTGCAAAAATTCCGTGACGCTGTATTTCCTAAAACAGCACCAGCTTCACCAGTAGTTGGAGGGTAATAGTCACTAAGCATGGAACTAATTCCATGCTTTTTATTTTTATTTTTAAACCAAAAAGGAGTAGGAAATGTATACAATCAAGCTAAAAATCGGTGGAATTGATAAAGAATTTACCAAAGAATATATCAATGTAGAAGATAATCTTCTTGCAACTGAACAAAACGTGCGACAATCAGCACTTCTTCGAGATGCCAAAAAAGCAAACGATCCTAAAGAGAATCGTAAGCTAAACGAAGCCTATCTTAAAATGTTTGTAGATATGTTTGGTGGTCAATTTAAAGTTGAGAATTTGAAGCAAGCAGATATTGGAATTTTGAAAACACTCGAAAAAATCTATCTTGCAGCGCTTGGAATCAAAGAAGAAGTTCTTGAAGAAATCGAGGATGACGAAAAAAAAAAGGGATAAGTCCAGAAGAAGCGCGTGACAATCTCTTAATCTGGTTCCAAGAGTTGATGCAACAGGGATATACAATCCTTGAAATTAAGCAAATGAGACTATCTGACTTTGATTTAATGGTTAAGGCTTTTGAAACGAAGAAAGAGGAATCAGAGAAAGAAACCACGCTTGACAAAGTATTTCCGCTTTTATTTGGTTAAGAAAGGAGGATAAATGGCTAGTAATTTAGGTGAATTAGTAGCAACAGCATCGCTGGATATCCAACCATTCATTGGAAATACTAAGCAATTAAGTACTTATATGCGTGGTCTTGACAAGTCTTTGTCAGCGATGGAGAAATCCTTTAAGAATGTTGGCAAGGGTGGTAAGGATCTAGCTGGAATGAGAACCGTTTTAGGCGAAACTGCAAACAGCATTAAAGCCTACGAAGGAATTTTAAAGCAACAGACAGAACACTACAACAATCTAAAATCAAAGATCGGTGATTTGAGTAGTGCGAGTGCAAAGAACAAGGAAGATTTGTTGGGCGCACGTAATGCGATGTTGCAGACCGCTACTACTTTATCAGATTTGAGGGGAAGATATTCGGATTTAACGAAGGAAATCAATATCCAGTCTAGCAAGTGGACACAAGTTGGAAATGGCTTGCAGTCATTTGGTGAGAAGATGAAGGGTATCGGCTCTAAAATGCAAGGTGTTGGATCAACGCTTACGAAAGGTCTGACTGTACCACTCCTAGCTGGTGCTGGGATAGCAGTAAAGGCTGCGATTGATTATGAGTCGGCCTTCGCGGGCGTTAAGAAGACAGTGGACGGAACTCCACAACAATTTGCTAAACTTTCTAACAGTATCCGTGAGATGTCCAGAGAGATGCCATCTAGTGCGGTTGAAATTGCACACGTAGCAGAAGCAGCGGGACAGTTAGGGGTTCCAATTGGAGCAATCAAGGACTTTTCTAAGACAATGATCAATCTTGGCGTCTCTACAAACCTAAGTTCAGAAGAGGCTGCATCATCTATCGCTAAGATCGGTAATATCATGCAAGTGTCTGGAAAAGACCTCGGCACATGGTCTGGACATTTTGGATCAGCCGTGGTGGATTTGGGTAACCATTTTGCAACAACTGAACGTGATATTGTCGAAATGACCAATCGTCTTGCAGCAAGCGGTAAACTAGCTGGTCTGACCGCGCCAGATATTTTAGGGCTTGCCACTGCCATGAGTAGCGTAGGGATTGAAGCAGAAGCTGGCGGAACTGCAATGGCGCAGACCCTTACTGGTATAGGTAAGGCAGTGTCTGGTGTCGGTAAAGACGCCAAGTCTAATTTACAACTTATCGCAAGCACAGCAGGAATGACCTCAGAGCAATTCTCCACTGCTTGGAAACAGAAACCAGCAGAAGCCTTGCAAGCCTTCATCAAAGGTCTACAACGTGCCCATGATGAAGGTAAGAATATGGATGGTATCCTTGATGAACTCGGTATGTCTGGAATCCGTCAAGGAAATATGCTGAAATCTCTTGCGTCTGCGTCAGACCAAATGGGTGAAGCAGTCCGCAGGTCGAATAGCGCTTGGAAAGAAAACAGCGCACTTACGAATGAAGCAAGCAAACGCTACGAAACTACTGAATCACAACTTAAAATCTTTAAGAACAAGCTTACTGACATCGCTATTGAATTTGGTGGGCCACTCTTAAAAGCATTAAATAGTGGTTTGGACGCTGCGAAACCGTGGCTACAAACCTTATCTGACATGGCTAAGAAATTTAGCGAAATGTCTACTGAGCAACAACAAAGCATTTTAAAATGGGGTGCTTTAGCTGCTGCAATCGGCCCAGCACTCAAAATATTTGGTAGTGCTGCAAGCGTGATTGATGGATTTTCTAAAGGCATCGGTGCAGTTGCTAAAGGAATCGGAGTATTTAGTGGCTTGCTTAAAACCATGTCAGATGGTGGCGGTTTTATCAACGGCATCAAACAAATGGCTACTGGAATGACTGCCACTGGAACTGCTGCAGAAACTGCTGCTGTAGGCGCTGGCAAGTTTGGATCCGTTGTAAGTCTCCTCGGAAATCCAGTCACTTGGGGTGTCCTTGCTGGGGGTGCTGCGCTACTGTATATCGGTAGCATTGCCAAAAGCATGGCAGAGGCAGATGAACGAACCAGAACATGGGGAACATCTGTCAACAAGGTACAAGCCGAAGAGTTGACCAAGCTTAAAGCTAAAGTAGACGATACTCATGAGGCTATGGTTGGCTTCGGTAATGGTGGTGCGCAAGCAGTAGAAAACGTCCGTAAGAGTGTCCAGGGGCTGTCTAATGATCTTCAAAAGGTAGTTGACAAAGACCTTGAGAAGACTTTGAAAGGTCTTGAGAAAATTGGAGCTTCTGATGAAATCCAAAAGCGTGCAGTCGCGCAAGCTGAGCAACAAAAGAAGAACATCCAAACAATGACGGATGAAATAATCCAGATTTATCAAAATGCATCTGACCAACATCGAAAGATCACTCGTGAAGAGCAAGCAGTTATTTACGATTACGAGAATCAATTTATCAGCAAACAACTAGAATTGCAGAAATACTCTGCAGATCAACGAACCGCCATCACAAAAGCAATGAATGGTCAAATCAATGATCTGAACGA